AAAGAACTTGTAAAAGCTGAATACACTCATGTAACTTCCGGGACGACTTACGAAAATGTAGATAATCTCCCGGATGCCTTTTTTAAAACAATCTTAACGAAATATGAAGGTACACGGTTAGGACGTCAGGAGTTAATGGCAGAGATACTTGAGGACGTCGAGGGTGCACTCTGGAAAATGAGTATTATTGAAAATAATCGTGTAAAGACTTATCCTGAACTTGTCAGACTGGCAGTTGCTATTGATCCGGCAGTAACCTCGACAAAGGAATCGGATGAAACCGGAATTATTGCAGGTGGTATGGCGGCGGACGGGCAGATATATATACTTGAGGATGCAAGCGGAATATTTACACCTCAAACATGGGCTGCGAAGGCAATAGGATTATATGACCGTCTGAGGGCTGACCGAATAATCGGTGAAGCTAATAACGGCGGCGATCTTATTGAGACAGTTCTGAGGAGTATTGATCGTAATATCAGTTATCAGAAAGTATCGGCTTCACGTGGGAAGATACGCCGGGCAGAACCTATTGAGGCGTTATATGAGCAAGGCCGGGTGCATCATGTCGGGATGTTCCCGAAGCTCGAAGATCAGATGACAACATACACGGGTGATCCGAAAGACGACAGCCCTGATCACATGGACGCACTTGTCTGGCTTTGTACCTGGTTAATTGAATCAGACCCTTATAACATAATTGAGGAGGGCGTTGTATGATACATTGTAATACGATAGTCGTTAATAGTTATGTAATCGCAATGGCTCTTTTATTCTGGGTTAAGACAGATCGTAAATACATGAAACCTGAACCGATAGATTCACTTGCACGCAAAAATTAAAGTATGGGATTACTTGCAAACATAGGTAACAGGTTATTTCCGGCAAAGATCAGCCAGCCGAATCGACTGGATGAATATGTCCTCCGGATGCTGGGCAATCAGGCAATTTATCCGGAAGTCAATGCAGATACTTATCTCAAAAGTTATACAGGCAATACTGATGTATTCACGATCCTCAATAAGATAACTGAACCGGCTGCAACGGTACCAGTCTTTCAGGTTGATCAAAACGGCGACGACGTGCCAAACGGTCGAATGTTGTCACTGTTTAATTATCCTAATCCTTATATGTCACGATCGGAGCTTATTGAAGCCTTCCTGTCTTTTTATCTGATCTTTGGCAATGGATTCATGACTTATCAATCTGTTAAGAACGGGTTAAATGCCGGGATACCTCTCAGACTTGATGTATTGCCGCCTCAATGGATGGAAATGAAGATAGGCACTTATCTTGATCCTATTGCCGGATGGCGCTTTATTCTATCATCAAATGTTATTGATTATTTACCGGGAGAGATACTACACTGGAAGGAATTTAATCCGGATTACGATCAAACGGGTACGGGTCATCTTTACGGGATGAGCCGACTGAAACCGATCTTAAAATCAGTTATCGGTTCAGGTTCTGCTTATGATTCAATTGTTCAGACGTTCCAACATCAGGGCGCACTTGGGATTCTTACTATTCTGGGTGAAGATGGTAAGTCAAAAGAGGGAATGGGTAAAACTCAACTCCGGGCAATACAACGGGAATATCAGGACAAATACACCGGATCAAGGAACGCCGGAAAGATAGTTGTAACGAAGTGGGATCATAAATGGACTAACTTCGGAATGACAATGGTTGAGATGAAGGTGCTCGAGGCTCTTTCAACATTCCGGGGAGCTATTGCCGACGCTTATAACGTACCGTCTCAGTTGTTATCCGGAAGTAAAGATCGGACATATAACAACTATAAAGAGGCTGAAACGGCCCTTTGGTCAAATGCTATTAAACCGTCCGTTGATTCGATGCTCGAAAAAGTAAGTCAATGGTTGTCCCCGTTATGTAAAGAGCCGGGTCATGCGCTTGTCGCTGATTATTCCGAGATCGAAGCCCTGCAAAAGAATAAGGGCGAAATGGTTACATGGATGGTTATGGGTCGGGTATTTACTGGTAATGAGATACGTGAGGCTTGCGGATATGAGCGGATCGAACGGCCTGATATGGATGAGCCTCTTTCATCGCTACTTAGCGGGATGAACATTCCGCCGGAGCAGGAGACAGACGAAGTTATGAAGTTATTACGGATTCCGGATTATCAAACAAGATGAAACTGGTACCTAATAAATATTTACAGCGTTCTTTAACAAGATTGAATTGGAAGCAAGGCAGGGAAGTTCTGAAAGAGATCTGTCAGCCGGTTATTGACTTGGCCGGGGAAATTGATACTAATTCCTTAAGACAACGAGTTCCGGGATTACTTAAATCTAAGCCGATGGATGATTACCTGATGCGATTATGGATGAAAACCGGAGGGGCTGTTGCACTTGATACTGTTAAACGCATTCATAGGGTCATGAGGAAGCAGGAGGAGGATATTGATTTCTGGGAGGATTATTTCCGGCGTTACGTTAATGAGCGGTCGTTACTTGTAACAGGCCAGATAATGACAACTCAGGAGGTGATAATCAATAACCTGATTGATGACATACTTAACGAAGGGATGTTAAACGGCTTAGGGATTGATCAGATACAACGGGAGATGAGGGAGAAACTAACAGAGGGATTGACCGTTATTAACAAGTATCAGGCTGAGCGGATCGCACGGACGGAAACGGGTAAGGCTGCAAACTCCGGGAGTTATGAATCGGCACAAGCTACGGGCGTGGATGTTAAAAAGTACTGGATAAACTCCGGCCGGAAGAACTCAAGGGATACGCATGTTCATTATGCGACACTTGCTCCGGTTGCCATGAATTATGAGTATAGTCCGGGGTTAAAATATCCATGTGATCCAGATTGTTCAAATGGAGCAGAAGTGATTAACTGCGGATGCGCTATCGGTTATGATGTTGATTGATAATATATAAAGATGAAAAATATAACAGGATTCAGGGTTAAGTCAAATTTCGAGCTAAAAGATGCTGATGAGAAGTTTGGCATTGTGACCGGCTACGCTTCGATCTTTGGCAACGAGGACAGCGATAAAGAGATAGTTATGCCGGGTGCCTTTATGAAGACTATTCAGGAGCGTGGTCCGGGTTCTGCAAAGCCTCGTATAAAACATCTATGGCAGCACGACAGCTGGCAGCCTATCGGAGTACCTGTTAAGTTGCAGGAAGATGAGAGGGGACTTTATTTTGAAACTCAGTTCGGGAAGGATAGTTTTTCTCAGGATAAACTTCAACAGCATATTGACGGGATTATAACCGAGCTGTCGATTGGTTATAATGTAATTCGGTCAGAGGATCAGGCAGACAAAGACGGCAAGTTCCTGAACCGTAAACTCATTGAATTAAAACTCTGGGAGTACTCGTCAGTGACCTGGGGAGCTAACAGCCTGACAGAAATAATCAGTGCAAAGGGCGAAGTTAAGGATATAATAACAGACCTTAATAAACGACTTGAGGCGCTGAATAAAGGACTTAAGAACGGAAAATACACGGAAGAAACCTGTGAGTCATTTGAAGCGGAAATATGCAAAATTGCATCTATTATACAGTCACTTGAAATTAAGGAGCCGGGTGTTAATCCCACTCCTGATGACACGCCGACTATTGATGCGAGTTTGTTTGAATCAATATTAATTAATTTAAAATCAATTCAGTAAATGGAAGTAAAAGACTTAAAAGTCATTACTGATCAGATAAATGAAGAGATCAAACGGATGAACGGTCTTTATGCCGAGATTCAGAAGGAGATTGTTAAAAAAGCTCCTGTTGAAAGAATCGAGGACCTGATAAAGAAAAACGAAGCATCCGAAGTGAAGCTCTTGTCATTATCCAGTCAGTTTGACAATCTTGAGCTTAAACTCAAGGATCGTACAATCGGGAATAAGAGATTTAATCTTTTTTCCGATTTTGAAAAGGCATACAAAGACGGCGGGAAAGATAAGGTAAAGGCTCCCGGAGGGAACTTTGCTTTTGAACTTAAAGGGAATCCCCGTTATATGCTTAAGGCTTCGACAATCGACGAAGCAACCGAACTATCAGACAGCGACATGGGAACTGCCGTTGTCGTGCCTATGCGCACTCCGGGCGTTGAGGCTCTGCCCGACAGGCGTGTAACTCTGTTGGATATTATGGGTCGTGGCGTAACCGGATCAAACCGTGTTACATGGGTCGAGCGTTCGGCACGTACCGAAGGAACAGCAGCTGTATCGAACGATTACGGCCAATATCCTCAGAGTGACTTCACCTATATTATGAAGGTTGCCGAGGTTGAAAAGATCGGAACTTTTGTAAAGGTTACAAATGAGGCTCTTGAAGACTGGGACGAGCTTATGACACAAATCCGTAACGAGTTATTTCCATCTGTTGAGCGTGCTCTTGAAAGTGAATGTTACTCAGGAAGTGGAACAGCTCCGCATCTTGACGGGATTATAACAACTGCAAAGGCTTATTCAAGTACGGCTTTGCAGGGGACTATCGTAAGCCCTAATAACATGGATGCGATAATTGCCGCATCGAATCAGCTCGAAGGGTATAATTATTTTGCAAACTATGCAATGATTAATCCTACAGATTACCGTAAAATGCTACTTTCCAAAGATGCAAATGGTAATTATGTCGTACCTCCTTTTGCTGATCCTTCACGGCTTGCAATTGACGGGGTACGTCCTGTACGTAGTAATCTGGTTACTGCTGGTGATTTACTTGTTGGCGACTTCAGTAAGGTTACACTGTATATTAAGCGCAACATTGAGGTTAAGATATGGGATCAGGACTCAACAGACCCGGAATACGACCTTAAGACTATTACTGCCAGCGTACGTGCAGCTGTCAAATTCCCGACAGTACATCAGTACGCATTTGTTTATGATGCAATAAGTGACATTGTTGCTGACATAACACTGCAAAGTAATTAAGAAAGGAGGATGATATGAAAAGGACATTATTTAAAATCTTCGCTCCGGCAATCATAATTGCTATTGTTGCGCTGTTCATTGCTGCTGCATCAGGAACTACGGCACGAGGCCCGATTACGTTAAGTGCTAATGCATCTGTTTATACCTTCACACCGACTTCGGCTCAATACCTCGGAGGGAAAAATGGTAAGGATACTCTGACATTTGAGATACTTTCAAATAAAGTGGGTCCTGTTACGGCAGCCTGCTTTGTTGATGTCTCAAGTCGGAAGGGATCAACTGATACTTATTCTTATACGTTAGCAGGTAAGTATTTTTTGAACGAAAGTTATACAACTATTAACACTCAGGCTGGCAAATCAGCCGATCTTATGGTTGCTGATACGTTAAATGCCTCGGAACGGGATAATAATAAGTATTACAGGTATTTCCGGATGACACTTGCAACTGATAATAGCTGTGCGGTAACGGATAGTATTGTATTTGCGGCTATTAACTTTAAAATAATGGAGTGGTAGCCACTTTGTTAAATGATGATCGAAGGGGGCAGACGGCATAATTCCCCTGCCCACCTTCTTTAAATAAATGGAAATGAGAAAGCGAATAAGATTTATTAAAGACGTAATTTACCCGAACGGTCGGGCAGATAAAAAGGGAGTTGAGCGTTATGTTACCCGGCGCCATGCTCAGTTGCTTATTGAAAATAAAGAAGCTGAGATAATTGTCAAAGAGACCGAACAGATCGAACCTGAACCGGAGGTAAAAGAAGAAAAGGCAGTAAAACAGACTAAAGAAGAAAAGACAACCCGTAAACGCAGGACTAAATAATGGAACTCAAAGTCTTATCAACAAATATTGTCGAACCGATAACGGTAGCTGATCAAAAAGCTTTTATGGGTTATACCTCATCGGATCAGGATGCTGTTATTTTCCGGATGATACAGGCGGCTCGCATGTGGTTAGAGAACCGAACCGGGCTATCGCTGGTTAATAAACAGTATAAAGCCTATTTTGAAAAAGAGGATGCCGTTGGTGGCTGGTATGAACTTCCGGTCAGTCCGGTACAGTCAACTCCGGCAATAACTGTAACGGTTTGTGGAACCTCGACAACATTTGAGCAGATGGGACTTGATAGGATCCGGATAAGACCTGATACGGTAATTGGTACTATAAAGGTGGGAGCATCTGGATATATTTACTACGTCGAGGCTACGTTTAACGCCGGGACGTCAAATGATGCTGCCAATGAGATATTAAAGCGGGTAGTTAGTTCGATGTTCAATGCCCGTGAAGATGGTGGAGGGGCAGAGGTACTGACAGGGCGAATACCTTACGATACGATGCGATTAATTGAGGCTATTGATCAAAATACAGGCTGGTGAAAACAGGTGAATTAAATAGCAGTATATCAATTTACGAGCTTTCGACTGCAACGGATGCCAGCGGGGATATTACCGAAACATGGACACTGGCCGGGACAGTTCGGGCAAAGGTTAAACAACTTGACGGGAGCCGGTTTATTAACGTCGCTGAACTTGTTGATAAAGTTGTTTACAAGATTGAAACCTGGAATAACAGTTATGCAGTAAACCTGAAAATAGTTTATGGAAGTTTGACACTTTACCCTATGCGGCCACCGACAATTAACTCAGATCGGTCAGGACGGGAAGTAATAACAATTTACGCAGTAACGAAACAATGATAAAGCAGATTGAAGTTGAGGGGATAGATGATCTAAGGGCAGATTTCCGGCGCTTTGGCAAAGATGCTGATAAAGCTATCAAGCGGGGAGTTGACGCAACTGCTCTGGCCGTCGAAACAGATGCAAAGGAAAAACTTAAATCTGATGGTCATGTCGACACCCGAAGGCTTCTGCAATCAATACATACAGAAACAAAACAAGGTCAGCAGTTCAGCTACCGGGATGCTAACGGGGCAACACATACCGGATCGCTGGGAGAAAAAATGAAAGAAGATGAGGCCGTCGCCGGGACAAATGTACATTATGCCCCATATGTTGAGTTCGGGACGAAATATATGAAGGGCGACAGCTACCTGGGATATGCAGCTGTCAAACAAGCAAAGAACCTGAGAGAAAGAATTATTAAAGAACTGAATAAACTAATCAAGTGAGCACGGCAAGCGTTGACATACAGTATGATTTAATTGACGGCATTTATGATGTCCTTCACGGCAATGTTAGCTACGGAGGCGCCACGATTCCGGTTTATAAGTCTGTACCAAAAACACCGGATGATCTGTATGTTCACATAGGTGACGTATTGGAATCTGAGGACGGCACGAAAGACGACTTTATGTATTATGGCACGGTTCAGGTTATTATTGTCGATGAGAGTATGCATCAGGCAGACCGCAAACAGATTCAGGGCGTACTTGGTGCAGTTCGTGCATTACTTAAACCGACCGTTGCAACGACCTTTACGTGCGGTGATAGGACACTGGTTATATTCCGGCATGAATCACTGGTGCCCGTAACTGAGTACGCAGATAATTCGATAATAAGAACACGATTAATTGATATATATAGTTTTGTAATTGAATAAATTTTAATAAGATGGCAAAGATTAACGGAACACTTAACGCAATTATTTCCGGGTCAGACAGGCTGCTGCACATACAAAATGCAACGCTAAACGTTAATGTTGATCTTCCCGACGCAACTACAAAAGAGAGTGCAGGATGGGCGGAACACATAAACGGTCTGAGGGATTGGGAAATAACCTTTGACGGGGCTTATGATGAGGCCGGATCAGGACTATCACCTGATGAGGTACTGGCTATAATCATTGCACGGACCGCAGATGCAACTATCAAATTTACAACCGATGGGGCAACAGGTGCGGCAGGATGGACAGGATCGGCAACGGTCAGGAACTTCTCCTTGACTGGTAACCGTGAATCACCTGCGGCGTTCTCCGGGTCACTGAAGGGTAACGGCGCACTGGCAGCAATCTAACGGTTATGGCAAAGATAAACGGAACCTCAGTACTACTTTATGCTGATGGGACACTTGTTGCATTACAGCGGGATTTGTCGATCAGTGTAGAACAGGACCTACCGGATGCAACGTCTAAGGAATCAGCGGGGTGGGCAGAGCATATAAACGGACTTCGTAACGCTACGGTGACCTTTGATGCTCTGTATTCGACAACCGGACTATCTGCGGCGTCACTACTGACATATATAACCGGGCGGACAAGCTTATTAATGGTTATTCTTGGATTAAGCTACCCGCTTATTGCCGAGGTCGATGTTAATAATCTGTCGCTTGTCGGTAATCGTGAAGAACCGGGTAGTTTGTCCGGAACACTGAAGATTAATGGTAAGTTTTATTTGTTAAAAGGCGGGTCTGCTCAGTTGGTTACTGATCCTGATGGTACGGCCGAGACTTATGATACATTTACCGTTTCCGGCATTGCTGTAACATCTGCAATAATAGCATCGGGGTCGGCCAGCGCATCGAGTAATACATTTTCGGTTACTGATGGTGACATTATCAAAGTAGCTGTATTTGTCACATTGACTTCCGGCCAATTACCTACTGTTGAAATACGTGAGAGCGGTGCGGCTTCAATATCAACTCCTGCAACACTGACAGAGGGGTTAAATATTGTAACTTTGGTTGTAAATTCGACAAAGACAGCTCATTTGACAATTTATAATACTGATGCTGCTAATTTTGCACTTTCAAATATTTATTGTTTTAAAGATCCTAATTGATGAAACTTGCTTTTAAAAACCGATTTTCAGACGGATACAATTATAAAGATGTTCCGGTTGAGTTAAATATCGGCACACTCGAGGCTGTTTGCGACATGCTTAAAATAGACTTCTGGCAGATCGGAAAAACTATTAAGGATAAGGATTATGATTTTCTGGTCGCACTGCTTTACCAGGGATATTTGACAGCTTGTAAAGATAAGTTTCAGAAGCCAAAATACAGTTTACTTCATGCCGCAGTTTGGTATGAATATTTAAGCCAGCCTGCACAAAAGGAGTTCGTTGGGATGATGCAGACGTTACTTGGTAAATTAAAAAGAGGGGATAAAAAAAAAGTAAAGGTCGATCCCGTCGAATAACATGGGATGACTTACGTTCTTTCGCACTTGGTGAATTAGGCTGGTCAGAGGATAGGTTCACCCGGTCAACATTGGTAGAGTTTAGTTTTGCAGCTGCCGGCTATTGGCGAAACTGGGAACGGACGACCGGCTGGTTGATGCGGGAAATTGTTTATACTCTGGTTGCCGGGAATCCGTATATTAAGCCAGAAGATAAGCCGGTAAATAGTCAGGCAATTTTCCCACTGACAGACGATAAGAAAGCAGAAGATAAAAAGCCTAAACCGAAACAGCCGACAGCGGAAGAACTTGAACAGACGAGACAGGAGTTATTAACATTGATGAATAAAAAATAGATGTCGTTACTTTCAAACTTAATAGTTCGTATTCGTGGTGACAAAACACAACTTGATAGCACATTAAAGGGTGCCGAGAGTTCACTTGGTCGCTTTGGAGGAGCTATTAAGAAGGTAGGCGGAATGATCGCAGCTGCCTTTTCGGTTGCTGCTATTGCATCATTTACAAAAAACATTATTGGACTTGCATCACAAACAGAAGGCGTTAAGGCTGCATTTGATCGTCTGAATAATCCAGGGCTTTTAACCGCCCTTCGTGCCGCAACTCGTGGGACTGTATCAGATTTGCAGTTAATGACAAAAGCGATTCAGGCCCAAAATTTTAAAATACCGCTGTCACAACTGGCGACATACTTTGAATTTGCAACCAAACGTGCTATTCAGACCGGAGAGTCCGTTGATTATCTTGTTGATTCGATTATAACAGGGATAGGGCGTAAGTCTGTTCTGGTAATGGATAACCTTGGTATTAGTGCTGTTCAATTACAAAAAGAAGTCGAACGTACCGGGGATTTTGCAACGGCAGCCGGTAATATTATACGGTCAGAGCTTACATCAATGGGAGAAGTCGCAGATACAACAGCTACAAAAGTCGCAAGTATAAAAACAGCCTTTGAAAATATTAAAACCGGAATAGGATTAAAGATAACTGAATCACCATTATTTCAAGGTTTAACGAATTGGGTTAATAACATAGGTAAGTTTGCTCAGGTGCCTGGGATGAGCCTTATACAAGCAATTTACGGGGCGACAATTAAGCCCGGAGAGTTTAATGCAATACTTGACGAATCAAATAAAAAGATAGCTGAAAATGCTGCACTTATTGCAAAACAGAATGAGGCAAAAGCCGCTGCCGCCGCAAATCAAAGAACAGTAATATATGCAGCTCCCGGAGAGGGTGGCTTTAGTCATTTGAAAGGTCCTGCCGGGGCTGCCGGATTGTCACCGCTTGCAGGATTACAGGAAGATGTAATAAAAATCAATGAAGTAACCGAAGCCCTGCAATATCAGGAGGAGATAGTATATGCCCTTACGGATGCTTTCCGGGGCATGTTCGACAATGTTGAAGGTGGGTTTGATGATATGATCAAAGGCATGTTACAGTCATTTAAACGTTATGTTCAGGAGGTTATTGCACGTGCGGCAGTTCTGGCACTGCTTAATATAATAGCTCCGGGGTCAACAATGGCGGTTAATGCTCATAAAAGCCTTGGAGGGCTTGTACCACTTGGCGGTGGCAAGGAATTGTTTGGGAATCGTAGCGTTGCATCGACAGGTAATTTACAATTTAAGATACACGGGAAAGACTTAGTAACAGTATTAGGACGACAATAATGGCATGGGGAGAAAAATATAAATGTGAGTTTGCTGATAACCTCGGTCTTGTCTGGACTATCAAGATTTACGAAGATGCGTATGCTTCGACAGTTACAGAATTAGTGGCAACCGGGCAACCACTTACATTTAATTTCCTTGGTAACTCTGATGATATTTATGATCCGATTCAGGAAATAGAGGTACAGTTACGTGTTTACAGCTCCACTAACTTTGCACTGGCTGACCTGTATGCAACGGAGAACATGCATTTTAAAGTTATTATAACTACTCTTTTCGGTGGCAGTCCGGTTACTCGTTTTGAGGGATATATTGATTGCGGTAATTACGAGGAGCCCTACGAAGATGTTCCGTATGAAGTTACAATAACAGCTTGCTGCGGTCTTAAGTTCCTGAAAGAAATAAAATTTGATGACGACGGCACTCCTTATAACGGTCGGACATTGGTGCATGAAATAATTCTTAATATCCTTGCTAAGATAGGATTTACAAAGTTTTCAGAATTTATTAATCTTTACGAAGAGTCAATGGATACGGACACCGAGGATTCACCGCTTGATCAGTTACGTATTGATGTTGATTTATTTCGAAACATGTATTGTTATGATGTACTGGCAGAGATTGTGAAATCATTTGGGGCTGTTATCCGACAGGCCGGTGACTATCATTATATTTACAGACCAGTTGAACTTAAAAGCGCCACAGTGTACGGTCGTGCCTTCCAGAGTTCGACAAGCAAAACGGGTGTATCAATAACCCCACAACGCTATATTGACCGGTCAACAAACTCGAGTTATCTGATCCAGGTCCGGGGCGGAGTTAAAATGATTATACCTCCGGCAAAGAAAGTAACTATTCATCAGGACTATGGAAGCAAAGAAAGCTGGATTGATAATTTTCAATTTAAAGGCTCGTCTTATAATAGTTCAACTTATAAGTTTAATGAATGGACTTATCCCGGGTCAGGTGTTCAAAATCTTATACCGACATTAAAAGGAGAATCAGACGGGTGCGTATTATCAGCTACAACCGGAGGTCCGGGAGCGAGCGCTATATTACAACAAACATTTGGGGCTTATGCATTAGCTGCATCAGATAGTATAATAATTGAATTTGAATATTTTGTTTATAGCCCAATTGATGCTCAAAATGTATCTATTGCAGTAAAGATTAAAGCCGATAACTCAAATCATTGGCTTTATCCTGTTGATGACAAAACGGCTGGATGGAGCGGATCGCTTGATTGGATTGATCCACTGACAGCTATCGGAGCTAATATAGTAGGCGAATGGCAGACATTTCGAAGACAAATAACAAGTCTTCCGACGGCAGGGTCTTATACAATAGGACTATATAACGGTACATCAAGTGTTTCAAATGCATTCTGGGGAATAAAAAATATTAAGTTTTTTGCAACAAATGACAATATAACATCTCAAATGGTTCGGAAAACATTTGATCCAATCCCGGACGCAGATAACTTTTTGAAAAAAATTGTTAATGCTATTTGGAGAAAGAAGAAATGGGTTGAGGAAAAAATGTATAACGATCTTCCGGAAGTTGTTCAGCATGACTGGGTTGCTGAAAATGCGATTAACGGCACTGAGCTTGAGTATGACATGCTGCTCGGTGACGTTACAAAATCAGGCTCCGGCGGCGTTAATATTGATAATGTTATTGAACAATTTGCCGGGGCGCTGATCTGTAATGAAAGGACATTATTACAGGTAGTTCATACTGTTACATTGGTTTTGGAAGGGATAACA